TTAGGAATATCTTTCCAAGAAGTCAAGTCAAAATTAGCTGCAGGGTCGATAACTAACTTCATAATTTGAGAATTAACAGTATATAACTTACCAGTATTACCATGTTCAGACCAAATTATTGGTAATTTTTTAAACTGTATATTCTCAAACTGAGCATCACCAAGTGTCTTATTATAAATTCTATGTTGCTCTAAAGTGTTATCTTCAATAGCTTCATATATACCCTGAGTAGTTATAAACGTATCAGGTTTATATGATTTCTTGCCCTTACCACAATCATTAAGCATAGTTCTCATTCTCTTATCTAACCATACAGAAGGCTTTAAACCAGACAAAGATGTAGCTTTATTCTCCCAGTAAGTTTTAACAGCAGAATCAATACCACCAAGAGTTCCTCTACTACCAGTAGCAGCTGCAGGAATTATATTATCAAGTCCATTAATGTCATCCCCAGCTCCATTACCAAATAGCTGTTGTTCTAACTGGTCATTACATTCGGCCTTAGCAGTATCCATCTCTATTTTCATCTGACTAAGTATCTGATATTTTCCTCTATTCTGTAAGTCTTCCTGCCAGTATCTTACAAGAGAAATTGCTGCATATGCCCATTTGTAGATAGCATCTCCAGCCTTTGGGTCTCGAGATAAGTCAATAGTTCCACCTTTATGCATCATCTTAAATGTAGAATTTCTTCCGTAGAGTATAGGTCTTACTATAAACTTACCACCAGGAATATAAATTACAGCTTTCTTAACTTTATAGAACCAGAACCACAATGGTGTTTCAGAAAATACCTGATCTATAGCTTCCTTCTTATGGTCTCTCCAAGTAGTTGTATATAAATCGTCTAAGTCTTGAGTTAACTGCGAATTGGATATGCTCCAAGTCACGATACTCACCTCTCATTATTTTGATTTGCCAAAAATATGGTCGAAGTTTCTAGAAGAGGCTTCATCTAAAGATAAGTCTTTTTGCTCAGTCATTTCCTTTAAGCCTTCCCCAGGCTTTAGAGTTTTATTTGGGATTACATTCTGAACATATTTAGGAGCTTTCTTCCCAGATGCAAGCTCATATAAATCGTCCATAGAAAGACCTTTAGTTGCATTAGCTTTGGCTTGCATAACAGCCCCATACTTATCGAACTCAGTTTGTCCCACTCTACTTATGAAATCTTTAACTGCACCTCCAGCAGAATTTTCCGCTTGAGCTTTAATAAACGTAGACATTTGAGTAGATAACTTTTCTACCTCAGGCTTAACAGCAGCAGTAGCAGCTTCCCCAACCTTAGATAGTGTATGAGATAAAAACTCTTGTCTATTCATAGCTTCAAGTTTATCAGTATATGCTTGTGCTTCCGCTGCAGTAGGTTTAGCTATTACATCTTTCGATACAGGTTTCATAGAATTCCCTAACTTAGCAAAGAACTCAGGAGATGTAAACATCTTCATGAGTCTTCCATTACTTTCTTCAAGTCTCTTCATTCTTCCATTCGTTTCTTCTTCCTTCTTCAGCAGTGCTTCCTTGCTAGTAGTATCGTCTACTTTCTCAGCAACCTTTTCGCTTTCATCTGGCATATCACCAGCTACGACAATCTCGTCGATAATTTCTACCTTGTCATCAGGTACAAACATAATAATTCCTCCTATTTTCTTATCGCTCGATTTCTAACATACATATTATACTCTAGTATCAAATGCTTTCCAGCTAAGTTTAAATCACTTCCTGTCCACTCACCCCCAAACTTAACCGTTATAGGTTCATTTTTATGCTCATCATTTATCTCAATATAAACTTTCCTAATATGCTCAGGAACCTTTTCCTTCACAGAAGTTTCCTTCTTAATAAGCATTTTCTTTTTAAGCTTTGTGGACTCAGGTGTACCACCAGTAACTAAATCATCTAAAAGATTCTTTACCATAATTTCCTCCTTTCAGTCCAGTATTGGAGATATGCAATCATGTTCCTTGCATGCCTCTTTTAATTGACTCTTAGTAGTTACACTTACCAAGGGTTCACCCATCTCAGTCATATGTTCAAGTACCAAGGGTTTATTCTCCTTACCAAACATAGTACTTTGATAGTTACATGCAGAAGGTACCCAACTAGTACTACCTCCGCACTCACATTTTATCTTATCTATATCTCCTATCCTAGCATATTCCTCAAACACCTTGTGGCATTTGTGGCACTTTACCCGATACATTGGCACTCTTATTACCTCCCGACATTTCTTTTTGTATCTGATTTCCTAAAGCAGCTCCTGGCATAGGTTGCTCCATATTGTTACCCCATCCAGGTTGATTTAAAAGTCTATCAGGATTAGCTTCAGGATACTGTTCAAGCAAGAATGTAACAAGTTCTAAAGGATTAAATAGTGGATCTTGTCTACCTAGTTGGAATAGTTCCATAGCATTTTGCTTTCTAACCTGCATGTTATAAGGAAGACATTCATCAGGATTTACCACATAATCATAGTCATCTATTAAATCTCTTGCTTGATAAGTAGCCCACCTAGTAACTCCAGTAGGTGATAAGATTGGAATAGTTCCTTCGCTAGTAGCTTGAAAAGTAGATACCATCTGCAGTATCTTTTTAGCTACCTGAACAAGTACATCTGAAGCAACATCCCTTCTTTCGTCTATACGTAATTCAGAAGCCACTTGAACAATGTTAGCTTCAGTAGCTGTCTTTCTTCCAGGAGAATAAGTAGATGCTTGATTAGGTCCCATGCCTATCATCTCTCTAACATCTTGCACCACCTGAGTAGATAAAATACCAAAGTCCATAGGTACATGAGGTTGGAGAAGTAAAATAGACTTCCTTACATCATCCACAGTTGCCTCTATTATAGGCATGACCTCTCCACTTAAAAACTTCTTCTTAGCTTCTGGAGTTAAAGCACCCATAATAGTTATTGCTTTAATCGTAGCTGCAGCTCTATGTGCCCTTGCTTGTGTTCTAATCTCGTTCATTTCATCTTGCTGAGGCATTATAATTCTTGCATCTGGTATACCCCAAAAGCTTGTAGGGTCTGCATTAAATACCATTTCAGTTGCAGGCAAGTCATTAAACTGCAATTCATCTACTTCATTAACTAGAAACTTATCATGCTCCATAGAAAATGTATATATTCTTCTAGTCTTATAATCTCTAATCTCCCAAATCTCTACGTACTCCTCATCATCCATCATCTCTTTATATATAGGATCGGAATAACTTCCTTCAACTTCAATCTGCCTGTTAGCTTTTATTTGCTTTCTATTAGATAAATATCTTTCATCAAGTTTGACATCAGACACCAGTCTAATAGACCTATGTGCTATCCAAGGGGTCGTAGATATTGAAGTGGCACCAAATGGAACAATAAAATTTAAAGGCCTTTCTCTAAGCATCCAAGGAGCACCTGGAAATATATTCTTATTATACTCTATATAATTCATATCAGAAGCAAATCTATCTGTAGTTCCCTGACCTTCGAGTAAAGGAGAAGCATGGTCAGGCTTATATCCATATTCTCCATCATATCCAAAGAAGCATGTACCAACTCCGTTAACATAATTATCAGCTACCATCTTCTTCATCTCTTGCTTGATACTTAATTTTCGTATGTACCAATTCACAGTTGTCTCAGCAGCTTTAAGCTTCACATACGGTATCTGTGGATTGTTAGGACGTAAGGTAACTCGTGGATTACGAGCATATACCTTTGGAATAATAGCCTTACCAAAAGCATGAATAAGATTAACAGGAATTATATCTCCTTTATCCTCCCAATCGCATCTTAATCTCTTCTCATAAGTCTCCCAAGACTGTGGCTTACCATATTTAGCTTGGTACTTTATACCCTTTTTTAATCTATCTTTCCACTTTTGAAGTAATTCTGAATCGTTCATTTACGCTTCTTTCCTATGGCTTTACTTAATGCATTACTATCTGCACTACCTTTAGCACTATCATAAGCCATAGCCGAACAAATTTCCATCGCTTTTTTCTTAGAGCCTACATGATTTCCACTTACCTTACCAGTCTTATGATAGATACTCATGCAATGCTCTATATTAGTACTTATAGTTCCTTTACTTGAGCCTTCTTTAAGTGGCATAGCTACCTCCCTGATAAATATTCCGTTAGCATTCCTACAAATGTTCCAATTAAGAAACTAACTATAATTGCTCCTATCCAATACCACATTTAGCTACCTCCTATTTGCATCCACCTTTTTTTAATCCACCTTTAGGCTTACTTGGTCTAGGACTCCTCTTACGAGGTCCTTTCCTATCTCTGTCTGGCATCTTCATCCCTCCTCTCCTTTAAAGAAATTCCTCACCTAACATATAATGGTCATTCATAAACTATGGCGACTTGACTCCACCTGTCCTCCAGAAACCCCCCAGAAAGAGCCACTGCCAAAGTACAACCACACCACCTATCTTACGAAGTATTTACATGTCATCTTTATGAGGAGTAAATAATTGCAAGAAAGGTTTTAATATCTTATTCCAAAACCATGTATTAGTTTTCTTTTCTACCCAGCTAAAAAATTTTTTTACAAATCCTTCTACCATAGTATCCTCCTATTTTGCTTAGTCACTACCCACCTCTTAATGTGACCACCCAACTATACAGCACGTATAGACGTACACATCGTACATCGACTATATAGTTTACCATATATGTTATTGTGGTTGAGCACAATATCTTACATGAAACTTAACCGTGCCTTCAACCTTAACTGCTCTAATCCCATCTGGACATTCGATTACTCCAGTAGGATTATCTACTACACAATCTCCATCAACTGCAGGTAAGCTTAGCTCAGCAACCATGTTAGCAGCCGCAGGTGTTCCGGCAGCTGAGCAATTATGTATTGTCACATTAGATATTGTAGCTGCTCCATTCACTAAAATAAGTCCTTTGTAATAAGTCTTAACAGTAGAGATTTGAGCATTAGCAGCTAGTTCCCCACTATCTTCCATTTTAACATCCATTAGATTCCTCCTATCTGTAATATTGATAATTGAAGTTACAACTAGATACCGTACCCACTTTTAGTTGTTTCATACAATCCTCTAAGCTCTTTAAGTATGCTTTCAATCGTAACCCCAGTCTTTATAAGGTCAGGTTCTTGCTGATATACTGGGAAGTGAGATAAGTTGACAGCACCTGCAAGAGCGTCAAGTGTATCTATAAACTTACTTCTCTCTACTCCCTGATATTCAAGTAAGTCACCTTCAAGTCCCTTATGTGCGTGTTTGATAAAGATTTGACCATTAGCAAATCGTGGCTGTAAAGTATTTTCAATTCTTGCACCCTTTGATACTCCTCTTTTAGGATTATCTCCAGTAACAATAAAGTATTCTCCCCTACGTATCATCTCTTCTCTTACATGATTTTCTAATTGTTTCTGATAACCGACGACTTCAATTCCTATGTTCCTTGTCTTATACTCTTTAGCTATTCGAAATAAATGGTCTACACTCTGTGATAGACTCATGCCTTGTTCTCGTATTACTTCTGCGACATATATCCGCTTGTCCTCGCCACAGAAGATAACGATGATTGCTGTATGACATGCACGCTTGTCGTCAGAAGATGCTGGGTCTATGTATGCGTAGAACTCACCTCGTATGTTAGGTATGATATCGCAATAGTGTATATAGTCAGGCTTGAACATCATTAGCTCAAGCGGGACTGGTTTCAATAAGTATTGTGTAGAGAAGATATAAGGTCCCTGAATAAGTCTTAGCTTCTTAATAGCATTTTCGCCAAATCGAGATGGATATATAGGAACCCCAGTATCTACATTTTTCCCATTAACTTTTTTGTAAAGGTTCTGTTCATATATTTTAAAGAAAGTTTCATTTTTCCTTATATGGTCTACTGGGTCATTAGCACACCATCGAGTTGCTGTATGATATAAGTATCCACCTTCAATGCTGTCATAAAGAGATGGTACAAGTCTATGCCAACCAATTGCTTTATTTATCTCGTCCTGAGAAGGTGCCATTTCTCTATCTGACACATCATCCTTTGTAGCTGTGACTATATCATCTTCCCCTATTCGACTATAATGTCGAGAAGGTAAGTTAGTTCCTATGCCCGCAGCTTCAAATGTTCCCTCTCCCAGTCCTATCTGTGTTCGAGGTATTGTGGCAGAGAACTCTGTCCATCTATCTTTCTTAGTCTTGGGCATACGTTCTGGGAATAGTACATGCAATAGTTCATTACGTTCAAACTGACTTCTAATCTTACGCAGGTGATTAGATGCGTTAGTCATTGAGTTACATACAATTAGGTATCGTAAGTTACAATCTCTCATGGCTAACCAAATGGGCAGTGCTACAGATGTTAATGTTGACTTAAGAAAGCCACGAGGAAGAAGTAACATCTTATCTTTTACAGTTTCGTCAGAGAGGAAGTTGCATATAGGTAAATGTACTTCCTTATCTATATAATCATAACCAAGAACTCCAAGGGAGAAGAAGAAAAAATTATTTAGGGCATGTCTCCTCATGTTGTTTATCTGTTCTTTCGTCACCTGTCCCATGTGAAGTAGCCTCCAATGCTCTTTCTATATTCTCTGCATTCTTACCCTCTAGTACAAATGTTACGCTACGTGCATCTATTCCTGGTATAGCTTTTGGTTTACGCCCATCTATCTCTAGTAGCTCCATTGCCGACGTTATAGAAATTTTCTCATCTTTTGATTCAAGAAGTCCTACCATCTTTTGTGCTGCAGGTAGTGAACCTTCTTTAAGCACTTGAGATACTGGGTCTACTTCCTTTGCGGCGATAAGTCTAATAGCCTCTTGTCGTATTTCATATTGCATCTTCTCTTTTTCCTGAATGAATATAGGAGAACGGATGACTCGCTCATATTGCGACTCTGATATTCCTGTTTCATTAACTATGAATTGACGAGTACGCCCAGCCAGGATTGCCCGCATGACCTGTCTATGTCGTGAGTTTAACTTCTGTACTTCTCTTACCATCATACTATATGTACCTCTGGTTCTAAACATACTTTTTTATTCCATCTAGTACCAACTCCATGAACATCTACTTCTTTTGTATGGCGTTCAAAGTGTAAGTACCTATCAAAGGATAAAGAGTTGTATGTCCTATTCGTGCATATAAAGTCTAGTGCATTAAAGAATTGTAAAATTTTTTCATCTAGCTCTCTATCTATATCCTGACTCTTATAAGCTACTTGTAGTCTTGTTACTAACATGGTTACTCCTTTCATAATAGCGTTTGTAATATCAATTTTTTCTGTATTATAAATGATTGATATTACAGATTTCTATTTCTTATGTTAAGTATATCGTTATGTGAGTATTTTGTCAAGTACGCAAGTATGATTGATTGAATTTATAATTTTTAAAAAATTTAGTTGCATAAGGGTTACTTATATATATAAGAGGGCGCGTGGGGGGGTTGGTGTACTTGCGTATATAATATATGTTAAGTAAATATATAATATATATTAGTAACATTATTAGTTGTTAGTTGTAACAATGTGATCGTTAATGTAGTAATATGTTA